GATGTTGCGTACAATCGCAACGAAGTTATTACCGAAGCGTTAGAACTTAACGGACAGTTATCACCGGATGAGACCCTTCCAAGTCATATTGTAACGTCTTGTACAAGAACGCTCAACATGATGCTGAAGTTCTGGCAGAGCGACGGGATTGCTCTTTGGCGAAACCAAGAGGTTGATTTAACGCTTGTTGCGTCTCAAGCAGAGTACACGCTTGGACCCACCGGCAGCGCGACTACAGACCCATCAACCATTCAAAGGCCATTGTTTATAAGCAGCGCAAGGCTTCACAAGGATAGCGATGTTGAAATTCCCGTAGAGGTTATTTCTGGCGATGAGTACAGACGGATATCTCTAAAAACCGTGACTGGTCCGCCATCGATGGTAACCTACGCTGCTACTACTGGAAATGGGACGTTAAAGATTTGGCCGACTGCTAGTTCTGTTACTGAGTACCTTATTCTAAACTGTCGTATGCCGGTTGCGGATATGGACAGTTCTTCCGACGACTTTGACTTTCCCCAAGAGTGGTTGCTTCCCATCGCTTATAACTTGGCTGTTTTAATTGCGCCGAAGTTCGGGAACAACATTTCATCCGAAGTAAAATATCAAGCCCAACTTTATTACGAGTGGGTTGTTGATTCATCCAAAGACTTTGCGAGTGTGATCTTTGAGTAGAGCAGCCAACATAACATTTCTTCTGTCTGGTTTGTCCAGTCGAACCACCGGAGAACCGATTGCCGGTGGAAGCGTTGCTTTTGTAGAAGCAGGCACGACGACCGACAAGGCGGTTTGGACAGAGAAGGAAAAGACAAACGCTTATTACTCTTACGACCTTAACGAAGACGGTTCGGCTGAACTTTTTGGTGAGGGTGAGTATGACGTAAAGGTCTACGACGCTGACGGGAATCTTCTTTACACAATAGAAGGTGTTAGGCTTGAACAAACGTACTATGGGGTAAGGTCTGCCTCATCTTCTCCTGTAACAATGGCGTCAACGGACGACCTTCTTTTGATTGATACGTCAGCCGAAGAAATTACAATTAATTGTATTGCTGCCGCTTCGTGGGAAAGACCGTTAAAGGTTCGGCATTCGACGGGCTCCAACGATGTTATTATTAATCCGAGCGGTAGTGAGACGATAAACGGAAGCTCAACATTTACGTTTAATAACACTACAATAGAAATAGCAAGCGACGGGTCAAACTTAGTAACAACCGAGTCAAGCGCAGAGTTATCTGATACAGACAACGATACAAAAATACAAGTAGAAGAATCTGCTGACGAAGACATTATACGATTCGATGTTGCAGGAACGCAAATCGGAACAATTGATGCTGACGGGCTAACGATTGACGAAGTTGATGCAGACGTTATCAAAAAGGACGGCACTGCAATAGCAGCGACTGCGGCAGAGTTAAGCCAGTTAAACGGGGTTACTGTTGGTGGTTCCGGCGCGGGCGACATAGTAACTACTACTGACGAGCAAACGCTAATATCAAAAACCCTTATAAACCCAGTTTTTGGTGTAGCCGAAGATGCTCTTACGGCAACGTCTACAGAAATCAACACGGCTTGTAATGGAATAACAGCCACGGCTTCAGAGATTAACACGGCCTGTGACGGAATTACCGCAACCGCTTCTGAGATTAACACCATAGCTGACGGTATTACAGCGACAGCCAGTGAGGTCAATACTGCTTGTGACGGGATTACCGCCACCGCGTCAGAGTTGAACTTGTTGGACGGTATCACGACTGTTTCCAACTCACCGACATTCGTGGACAATTCAAACGGTAACCCGAATGTATCTGACACTGTACTGGATGTTGACTCAATTTTAAACATAAATGCTTGGGTGTCGATTGGTCCAACGGATTCTGGCGCCTCTAATGAATGGACCGCACTTGATGAAATGTCAAGCGGTGCTGACTACATCGTTGTTCGTTTTTCAATAGACAATTCAGCTTCAAGCAAAACTCCTGGAGCGCAACTTCAAAACGAACTACATGTAAGACAAAACGGAAGTTCTGAAGTGAGATCGACAGACAACAGAGTCGCTATGGTGTCGTCCGTAGTAGACGATACCGGTCATAGTTTTGTGGCTAACGTAACAGAGGCGACCATTCCTGTCGATGGAGACGGTGTTTTTGAAATAAGGCCAACGACTATTGCTGAATACACCGCTGAAGTCATTAGTGCAGTTTTAGTCGGTTGGGGGTTTAATCCATAATGGAAATCAGATCTCTCCCAATTAATGTTGGCCCGAACAAGGACATAGAAGAAATAGGTCTTATTACCCACGGTTCGACGGCTTACGACGTTTTCTTTGATTCAAACGGAAACGTTGCAAGAAGACCTGGACTTTCTCAACTTTGCAATCTTGGTGTTGCGAACGGTGTAGACGGTCTTTATTGGTGGGACAGACAAGAAAAAGTAATCGCCATAACGGGCGGCAGAATATTTGAAATAACTGCTTCTGACGGTACGAACGCTGAAATTTCTGGCGACACGTTCGAAACGGGTACTCCGGTTTATTGGGCAGACTTTGGGACTTCTCTTTACGGTGCCAACGGCGGTAAAATTGTTAAAATTCCTTCCAGCGGAAACGCGGTTTATGTTGCGGATGGTGACGCACCGACGACTGTTTCTCATGTAGGTATCATAGACGATATTCTGCTCGCCCTTTCAGACGGTACTCAACAAGTCCACTACGCTACCACAAGCGACCCCGATGATTGGCCTGGGTCATGGATTAGTGCAATTGCTAAACCGGATCTTCTCAAAGCCCTTGGTGTAGGCAGGGATATCGTTGAACTTTTCGGTACGGAGATCATTGAGGGTTGGCGTAATGACGGTTCGACTCCTTTGGTAAAAGACTCTCAATATACTGTTAATAGGGGTATTTCCGCACCGCATAGCCTAGTCTTTCTGGAAGATGTTTGGTATTGGCTGGACGAAACCCGTAAGGTTGTCAGACTAAACGGTAATGTTCCAGAACCGTTGTCTTTGACAATGAACAAGTACATACAGGGATTTTCTACCGTTTCGGATGCGATTGGCGGGAAGACATACTTTGAGGGTCGTCCACAATATGTCCTAACTTTTCCTACCGAAGACAAGACCCTCGCGTATGACATTTATAATGGGATCTGGTCTGAACTTGGTTACTACAGTGGTGGGTCTTACTCAAGGTTTTTAGGACAGTCTTTTTGTCTCGCTACCAAATGGAACCTCAATCTTGTTGGGGACAGAACGACCGGTAAGGTATACAAACTCGATTCCTCTACTTATCAGGATGGCGGTAACACGTTGAGATCTATGGTTCGGACACCGCACGTTCATTGGGGATATCCTGGAGTTTGGAAAAGATCTTACCGGCTTGACTTCTATTTAAAGAAATCGAGCGTTGTAGCGATTGGTGACGCTGCTGAATTAATCGTGAAGTGGAGAGACAACGGGGAAACAACATGGAAAGGCAACAAAACAATTTCTCTTGGGTCTGTCGGGAAAACAGATTTTCACGGGAGTTTGTTTCCAATGGGAAGGTACAGAACAAGGCAGTACGAGTTCGCAATGAGCGACAACTCACCGCTTGTTCTTTCAAGAGTAGACGAAAGATTTGACATACAGCCATGAGCGAAAAAAAAGTATTAAGACCGCCAGTGAACGACGAGTGGAAAAGACAGGCGAGCAACCTGATAAACAAACTTGTCGGTAACATTCCAAGCGACAGTACGGCGGCAACCGTTTCTGATTTGAAGGATGACCTTAACGCACTTTTGGCTGTTTTGAGAGGGTTGGATGGGAAGTGACTATATAATCAGGGAAGCAGAGTTAAAGGATGTTCCTGGCCTTTTAAGGTGTGCGAAAAACTTTTTCAAGTATGCAAAATACGAAGACTACGGGCTGCCCCTCGATGACGTTTCGTTCGTTGAAATGGTTTGCGGATATATCGAAGCAGATCATAGCAAGTGCCTTGTAACAGAGAAAGACGAAAAGGTCGTCGGTGCTGTTTGCGGTATTGTAACGCCTTGGACATTCAACAAAAAAATACTCTTTGCCTACGAAGCTTTTTATTGGATGGAACCTGAACACAGGGGAAAAGTCTCAATTAAAATGCTTTCTGAATATGAAGATTGGGTTCAACGGTACGGTGCTGTAAACGTAATGATTCAGCCAGAAACGAACCTGACGGAGAAGGTTGGGAAGCTATACGAGAAACGTGGCTACAAGCCGTTAGAACATTTTTGGGTGAAAATATGTCCGTAATTTCAGGAGCAATCGCAGCACACAAGCAGGGCAACGCTGCACAGGATGCTGCAAATTGGCAGTCATATATGGGCGAGTTTGCCCAAAAGCTATTAAAGCAGGGCGATGATCGGGCAATAGCCTATCAGCAACAAGGCTGGAATAAGGCTCAAAGTGATCTTTCACCCTATTTAGATATGGGGTCCAGAGGTCTAAACATAATGACCAGCTTCATGCCGCAATACCTGAACAAAACCCTTGCCCCTATGGCGAATGACATTATAAATTCCCCAAACGCCTTGCCCGATGCAGGCTTCGGGTTCAACCCCATCACTGGCGAAAAAATGGGCGCTGGCGACAACGTAGACCTGTCCGGTAGTGGTGTCCTATCGCCTGACACTCCAAGCGTTCAACAAACGCTAAAAGACTACAGGTTTAATCCAGACGATCCTGTTTATCAGCAAAAATTGTCAGAGAAGAACGAGGAGATCGATAAGTTTCTGGCGAAGCAGGGATTACAGGGTTCGAGTGCAGGTGAATCTTTCCGCCAACGAGAACTTGACAAACTAAGGGCGTCAGAAGATCAACGTCAATATTCACGGGCTGTAGATATTGCGCAGGCTGGTGTTCAAGATTATGGGATGCAGGCAAGCCGTGGCGACACGTTGTTTAATAGGCTGTACGGTCAAGAATCAGACCGATTCAACAGACAGACGCAGACAGCGTTAAACGATTTTTCTATGGATCAACAGAAGTACGGTATCGCAAAGGATATCTATAACGCTGAAGCACAGAGAGGAATGGCCCTTGCTGGTATGGGGCAAAACGCTTCGTCTCAATCTTCGTCTCAAAATCTTCAAGCGGGACAAAATATGGGCGGTACTGCCATGCAAACTGGTGCCAATCGAGCCAACATCGCAATGGGTGTAGGTGATGCACGGGCGCAGGGTGCTTTGGCACAAGGTCAAGCATGGGGCGGGTACGCGCAAAACGTCGGGAACACCCTTGTCGGTCTTGGCACGGCAGGTTTGATGGGGGGATATTTTAACCAACCAAACTACTACCAGTATCCGCAATATTCACCGGGGTATTATTAAAATGATTGATTACAGCAAGTTCTATAACGACCCAAGACCCTACACCGATAGGGCGATGACGAGACTTACAGATGCGATTGCTAAAAATCGGACGTTAAATCAGCGCAGAGAAGAATTGCAAGAGAGCATCCGTCAACACG